CATAGAGGAATGTTATTTACAGGTCTATCTAGTGTAATGATTTTAAAACTACCCTCAACTTATGGTAAAGAATATTCTGCAGGACACATTGAACAAAATGGTAGACTACAAATACTAGGAGCAGCTAATGGTCAGTTTGCTAAAATAGACTATCAACCATCAATGGATCTTAGAGATTTTTATATCTTTCCCTATGATATGAGACACTGTGTGTATCCATTTAATGGAACCGATGAGACAAGACGAACTCTTGCTGCAAACTGTGATGTAGATTTTGATCCTGTTAGAAATAGAGGAGCTAACTAATGGATAAACAATATTATATAGATAATCACATAGGGTTATTTAAAAACTTTATGCCTAATGAATTAATAGATAAATATGTTAATTATTTTAACAGGTGTGAACAACAAGGTGCAGTCTATTCAAGACGTGAGGATGAGATGTCAGTATCAGATAATGCAATCGATACTATAAGAGACACCAATGTTGCAATGACCTATACCAATAAACCTTTTATAGATATGTTTTTTAAAGAAGTATATCCTCTATACGTTCAAAAATATTCTTATTTAAAAAACCTTGCAACACACAACATATTAGAAGTTAAAATACAAAAAACTAAAGTTGGTGAAGGCTATCATACTTGGCATTGTGAGAATGCTGAAATGAAAGCTAGAAATAGAATACTAGCTTTTATGGTATACCTTAATGATGTAACAGAAGGTGGAGAGACAGAATTTCTTTATCAGAAGTGTCGTTTTAAACCTGAGAAAAATACATTGTTGGTTTGGCCTTCACAATTTACACACATTCATAGAGGCAACCCACCTTTATCGAATGATAAATATATAATAACAGGATGGGTAGAATACGGATATTAACATGATAACAGAGCCACGTTGGAAATCTTATATAGTTGAAACTACAAAACCAATTTTTACACCTGAACAATGTAAAATGATTATTCAAGCAGGTCGTGCAGAACCTAGAAATGATGCTGGAGTTGGAAATGAAAAAGGCATTAAAGAAGGACATGTAGATACCAGTACTAGAACGTCACATATTAGTTGGATACCATTTTCTAAAATGACTGACATGTACAAAGATATAGATAGAATAATGCAATCTACTAATCGCAATCATTTTGGTTTTGATGGAATGACAATAAATGAAATGGCACAGTATACTGAATATCCAGAAGGTGGGTTTTATGAATGGCATGTAGATAATGATGTTAATATGCAGTACGAACCACCTGTTAGAAAAATATCAATGACATGTTTACTTTCACCTGAGTCAGAGTTTGAAGGTGGAGATTTAGAACTTCAAGCTGAAGGTAAGGTTGCTAAAATAAAACAAGGACACGCAGTATTCTTTGCATCATTTATAAGACATAGAGTAAAACCTGTTATACGTGGTAGAAGACAATCATTAGTTATGTGGTTTGGAGGAACCCCTTTTAAATAATGTTTAGAGATTTATTATTTCCAACACCTATCTATATTGCAGATATAGAACACCCAACTCTTAATCAAGAATTGGAAAGAGATATTATAGCTTGGTCTAATAAAGACAAAGGTGTAACGAGAACCAATATTCAAGGTTGGCACTCTCCTACAAACATGTCTCAGCTACCTGAGTATGCAAAACTTGTTGATATGTTATATTCTGCACAAAGAACTATTTACGATCAAGAACATTTAAGATCAGAACCTTACTTAGGTAATATGTGGGCTAACATTAATCCACCAGGAGGAATGAATAGAGCACATCAGCACCCTAATTCTTTATGGTCTGGTGTCTATTATGTTAAAGCCCCTAAAAACTGTGGTAATTTAAAAATAGATGATCCAAGGTCGTCAGCTTCAATGTCTAGACCACAACAAAAAGAAGGAAAGTTACCTGATAGATTATGGAGAGAAACACACTATGAACCAAAAGCAGGACGTTTAATCATGTTTCCATCCTGGTTAATGCATTGTGTTGATCCTAATGAATCCAATGATATAAGAATATCTGTGTCGTTTAATTTTTTACAGAAAGGGATGATGGTATGACATTTCAACAACAAAAATATCAAGTAATTAAAAAAGCTGCATCATATGAGTTAGCTAATTTTATTTTAAATTATTTCTTACTTAAAAAACAAGCTGTTGAGTTCATGTATAAAAACAACATACATGCAGAGTCCCCTATCCTTGGAACATGGGCCGATCAACAGATACCTAACACATTCTCTTGTTATGGTGATTTTGTAATGGATACTTTACTTGTTAAAATGTTGCCTGTAATGAAACAACACACAGGGCTAGATTTGATACCCACATACTCTTATGCAAGAGCATATAAAAAAGGTGATGAACTTAAAAGACATAAAGATAGACCTAGTTGTGAGATATCATGCACACTTAATTTAGGTGGTGATCCTTGGCCTATATTTATAGATGGTACTGGTTCCGATAATGTTATAGATGAATACAAGAATATACACAAACCAAACGCTCCAGCAGGGACTAAAGTCTTGCTTGAAGTAGGGGATATGTTAGTATATAGTGGCTGTGAACTTGAACATTGGCGAGAGCCTTTTGACGGGAACATATGTGGCCAAGTATTCTTACATTATAACCATGTAAACGGCCCATTTGCTGACAAAAATAGATTTGATGGAAGAGCTATGTTAGGTCTACCATCATTTTGTAAATAGTATTATAATGGAGCCATATGCTACAAAAGATAGGATTTCAACCTGGATTCAATAAACAAGTAACAGAAACCACAGCCGAAGGACAATGGGTTGGTGGAGATAATGTTAGGTTTAGATATGGAACGCCTGAGAAAATAGGTGGTTGGCAACAATTAGGTGAATCAAAACTTACAGGAGCTGCAAGAGCTTTACATCATTTAGTTAACAAATCTGGTAACAAGTTTGCAATCATAGGAACTAATAGAATTTTATACGCTTACACTGGTGGTGTATTCTATGACATTCATCCAATCAAATCTACAGTCACATTAACCAATGCATTTAGTACAACGAATGGTTCAGCAACGGTCACAATAACATTCAGCACGGATCATGGAGCACAAGAAAATGATATTATTCTTTTAGATAATTTTACAGCTATAACTAATTCAAATTATTCTGCATCAGATTTTGATGATAAAAAATTTATGGTAGCAAGTGTACCTACATCTACTACTTTAACTATTACAATGCCATCAGCTGAGACTGGATCAGGAGCAACTCTATCAGGTGGTATTAGAGTAAGACATTATTATCCAGTAGGACCTGCAGAACAATTACCTGGTTTTGGTTGGGGACTAGGTTCATGGGGTGGAACAGTAACAGGTGAAGCAACAACTACTTTAAATGGTGGTATCAATGCGGTTACAACAACTATTGTATTAACAGACGCATCTTTGTTTCCAAGTTCAGGTACAAACTTTGTACAAATAGGATCAGAAGAAATTTCATATACAGGTATAAGTGGTAACACTTTAACAGGAGTTACAAGAGGAGTTAGAAACACAACTGCTGCAACACATTCTAATAGTGCAACAGTAACCGATAGTTCAGATTATGTAGCATGGGGTGAAGCTGCATCTGGTGACTTAGTTATAGATCCAGGTCTATGGTCTATTGATAACTTTGGAGATAAAGTAATTGCACTAATTCATAACGCACAATGTTTTGAATGGGACTCTAATGCAACAGGAGCTGTTAATAATAGAGCAACTATTATTTCAGGTGCACCAACAGCATCACGTGACATGTTAGTATCAACACCTGATAGACACTTAGTATTCTTTGGAACAGAAACAACGATTGGAACACCTTCTACACAAGATGAAATGTTTATCAGATTTTCAAACCAAGAAGATATCAACACATACCAACCAACAGCCGTCAACACAGCAGGTACGCAAAGACTTGCAGATGGATCTAAAATTGTAGGTGCGGTTAGAGGTAGGGATGCGATCTATGTTTGGACAGATACATCTTTGTTTACAATGAGGTTTATTGGTCAACCATTTACATTTGGTTTCCAACAAGTAGGAACTAACTGTGGATTGATTGGACAGAACGCTGCATTAGAAGTTGATGGTGCTGCGTACTGGTTTTCAGAAAATGGTTTCTTTAAATACTCTGGTAACCTTGAGACTATGACATGTTTAGTAGAAGATTTTGTTTTTGATGATTTAAACACAACAGCTAACCAATTAATAAATGTTGGACTAAATAATTTATTTGGTGAGATAACTTGGTTTTATTGCACATCAGGATCTACAATAATTAATAGATGTGTGACATATAACTATATGGATTCGTCCCCTCAAAGACCTGTTTGGACAACAGGAAGTTTATCAAGAGGAACATGGCAAGATTCATCTGTATTTGGTTTACCACACGCAACATATTTTAATACGGATGACAATGCATCATTTGATGTAGTGGGCAACACTGAAGGAAGTACGATATACTTTGAACATGAAAAAGGAACGGATGAAGCTTTAGCAACTGGAACAAATACAATAACTTCTAATATTGAATCAGGAGACTTTGATATTACACAAGCAAGATCATCTCAAGGCCAACAAACAGGTGTTGCAACTTTCCAAGGAGATGGTGAATACTTAATGAAAATAAGAAGATTTATACCTGACTTTTTATCTCAAACGGGAAATACTCAAGTTACATTACAATTAAGAAATTATCCAAATAGCTCACAAGCAAGCTCACCTCTTGGGCCCTTTACAATTACATCATCTACTGATAAAGTAGATACACGTGCAAGAGCGAGAGCTATGTCTTTGAAGATTGCCAATACTGGTGCTTCTCAAAGTTGGAAGCTTGGTACGTTTAGATTAGACACGCAACCAGACGGAAGAAGATAATGGCAATAGGAAGTAGATTTACAAGAAGAGCACCAGCGACTTTAGCAGATTTAGCACAACAATATTTAAATCAAGGATTACCAGATATTTCTGGTATATTTCAACCTGTAACTGATACACCAGTTGTAGAAACTCCAGTTGAAGAAACTACATCAGGAATTACTCCATTGTTGTTACAACCAACAGGTGAAGGCGGAGGTGGTGGTCCATTTAATGTAAACCCAAATGACCCTAACGTAAGAACTTTTAGAAATTATAGAAATCCTTTTCCATTTAATCCTGATGATAACTTAGGATCTGCTGATTATGGATATATTGATCCCCCTAAAGAAGGACTTGCAGGTTTATTTGAAACATATGTTAAAGGTAGTCCACTTATGCGATTAGCAGGTAAAGGATTAGATGCTTTAGGAAATATGCTTCCGCCAAGTAGAGCAGGTATTTTTCAAAACGAATTATTAGGCGGTCGTTTTATGCTAGACAACACAGGTAAAATTGTAACAAATAATTACAACACGCCAGAAGGAATTATGGCAGGATATAATCCTGTATCAGGTGGTTTATTAAATCTTGTAACAGGTGGTAAAATGGGTGAAGAAACTAATTATGGATTAGATAAGTCTTATGACAAGAGAAGAGAGAGAATTGCTAAAACATTAAGAACAAAATATAGAGATCAACTAAGTGATGAAGATATAAAAGCAGCTCTTGCTGGAAAATATGAAGGCGATATGCCAATAAATCCAGCTACTGGTCTGCCAACTGATTTAATTAAAAGAATAGATTTTTTAAATAAATCTCAAAATTTATTAAATAAAAAATTAAGCGCGGCAGATATAATTTACAATAGAAAATTAGAAGAAAAAAGAATAGCAGATATTCCAAAAGAAGTAAGACAATTTACTCAACCGACAAGAACTCAAAGAGAAGCAATTGCAAGAGATAATAGAGGGGATTCAAGACCAGGGGGAGGTGGAGGATTTTCTGATGTTGGAGCGGGAAGTAGCAGCAGAGGAGCAGGAAAAGGTGGTGGATATGATGCAGGTAATTTCTGTTTTGATCCAAGCACTCCTATTCAAATGGCTGATGGTTCAATTAAAAAAATTAAAAACATTCAACTTGGTGATGAAACTAAAGGTGGAGAAGTTACAGGTGTATTCCAATTTAAAGCATCTGATGAAATCCATGATTACAAAGGTGTCACTGTTGCAGGTAGTCACTATGTTAAAGAAGATGGTAGATTTATCATGGTCAAAGATAGTCCACTATCTGTTAAGATTGATAAAATACCAGTTGTCTATTCATTAGATACATCTGGTCGAAGAATATTTATTAACGACATTGAATTTGCTGATTACAATGGTGATGGTATAGCTAAAGGATTCTTGGCAAATGCAGGTGTGGATATAACTGGTTTTGATAAAGAAGTATTAAGACAAGTAGAAAATAGACTAATATAATGGCAAAAGTAACAGTAGTATTTACCAGACCGGGAAAAGAATATAAGCAACAAGATGCTGACTCTTTGGTTAGAGATTTAGACGGATTGATTGAAAAATTAAACTCTACATTTCAACAAGAACTAAGAGATGAATCACAAAGATTTACTTGGTTCATGAGTAGTGGAAGTGAAACCTAATGGCTAATAGATATAAAAATGCACAATTTGATTTAACTACAACGGATGCTACAGATATTTATACTGTACCCTCTGAGTCTAGAGCGATCATACAAAACATACATGTAGCTAATGTTGGAGCAGGGAATACTGAAATAAAAGCTTTTGTATATGATACCTCTGCAGGTAGAGCTTATCAGTTTGCAGAGCATACTGTTAATACAGGTAATTCTAAGTCCATATCTGATGGTACAATTATATTAGAAGAGAGTGACAAACTACAATTACAATCAGCTTCTGCTGATATATTTGAGGGAACAGTATCAATACTAGAGTTTGATAGAACATAGGAGAAAAATGCAAGTAATAAAACCAGAAAAAATAATAGAAACAATAACTAACCTTAAAACAGGTGAAGAATACAAGGACGATAACGAGTGGAAATCAAAAGGAATAGCAG